ATTACAGCAACAGAAGGAGATGTAGTCGATTATGATTACATTAAACAATACATTAGAGATTTAAATACTTTGTATCCAGTATTACAAATTGGATACGATCCATACAATGCAACACAATTTGCAACTGATATGGAAAAAGAAGGATTTGTAATGGTAGAAGTTAGACAAGGAATGATAACTTTGTCAGAACCAACAAAAGATGTAGAAGCATTAGTATTACAAAAGAGAATAATAACAAATAAAAATCCAGTTCTCACATGGGCAATAAGTAATGCAATAGCAAAAACAGATGCCAACGAAAACAAAATGCTAGATAAAAGCAAAACAAGATTTAGGATTGACCCAGCAGCAGCGATGATAATAAGTCATACACTTGCAAGAATAGAAGGAGAAATCGATATCAATAAGCATATCATGAGTGAAGGATTTGGATTTTAGAAAGGGGAAATGAAAATGAAAAAGATGAATGAACGAACTAAAGATAGGTTCGTTTTTTTGTGTAGCTATATCGAAGATATCTTGATCCTATTCGGACTTATCTCGATAGTAGTTGCATCCTACATGGTAAACATTAAACTTGGATTATTTGTGCAAGGAATAGTGTTGGTGTGGCTAGGGTTTGTATTATCAAAAATATTGAAATGAGGTGATCTAAATGCTATTTAGAAAATTAGAAAAAAGGGAAGAAGAATCAGACACAAGTAATTTAACAACACCAAATAAATGGCTAATAAATTTAATAGGTGGAAACGAAACATACTCCGGAGAGAATGTAGATACTGCAACAGCAATGAATATTGCTGCAGTATATGCTTGTGTAAGAATTTTATCAAATCACGTAGCAATGTTGCCTCTACAATTATTTCAAGAAACGAGAGGTAAGAAAAAAAGAATACAAAATCATCCAATATCAAAACTGATAGAAACCAGACCTAACCCCTACATGACACCATTTCAATTCAAACAGACTATGGAATCCCATAGACAATTATATGGGAATGCTTATGCAGAAATAGAATGGAGTAAGACAGGATATCCAAAAGCATTATGGATTTTGAACCCATTAACAACAAAAGTTGTGATGGAAAAGGATAATCATGGAAATTTAAAAAGATATTTAATACAAACGACACTAGTAAATGGAAAAGTAGTAAATCTACCATACACTAGTGTTTTGCATATAAGAGGACTATCTACGAATGGTATCACAGGAAAAAGTCCAATTGATGTAGCTAGAGAAACTATTGGAATTCAAATAGCAGGTCAAAAATTCACTGGTAAGTTTTATGCAAACGGAACGATGAGTAGTGGTGTTTTAAAAGTACCACAATCATTAAAACCAGAAGCAAAAGCAATAATTAGACAGGAATGGGAGAAATTCAATAATGGATTAGACAATAGTCACAGAGTAGCAATACTAGATGCAGGACTAGACTACCAATCACTAGGAATAAAACAATGTGATGCTCAATACATTGAAACTCAAAAATTCTCAATCGCAGAAATAGCAAGGATATTTAATGTACCTCCACATATGCTAGCAGATTTAGAAAGAGCCACATTCTCGAACATAGAACAGCAATCGTTAGAGTTCGTAAGAGATACATTATCACCACTTTTAATTAGTTGGGAACAGGAACTTCAGTACCAATTATTCACGGAAGATGAAATTGATACAAAACGATACTACTTCAAATTTAACTTGAATTCATTACTTCGTGGAGACAGCACAAATCGAGCTGCATACTACAAAGAAATGATAAACTTGGGGATTTACTCAATAAACGAAGTAAGAGAGTTAGAAGATAAAGACAAGATTAAAAATGGAGATAAACATTACATGTCGCTTAACTATATTGATATAGATTTGATGAATGAATACCAGAAACAAAAGGTAAAACTAAAAGATTCATCAAATGAAGAAAGCGGAGATAAACCTCCGGATGAAAACCAAGATAATCCAAATGAAGATAAAGCCAAAGAAGGAGGTGGTGTAGATGGAAAAGAAAGTGAAGGAGATTAGGTATATACCAGCAATGGAAATCTCGATAAGAGAAGATGCGGCTAAACCAGAAAGTATGGCAATAAAGGGCTACGTTGTAAAGTTTAATGAACGAAGTCATTTATTATACGATGAATGGTACGAAAGAGTCGCTAAAGGTGCATTCGCAAAGAGTCTCGAAAATAACACAATAAAGGCATTATGGAATCACAATTCAGACATAGTCTTGGGTAGTACAAAATCCAGAACATTGCAATTAATTGAAGATGAAATAGGTTTGAGATTTGAATTAGAGTTACCAAATTCTAGTCAAGCAAAAGACATATACGAATCAATAAAAAGAGGAGATGTTGATGGTGTCTCATTTGGATTTTATATTCGAGAAAATGGCGATAAATGGGAATACCTAAAAGATGAAGATGTGTATGAAAGAACACTGCTTGATATTGACTTAATAGAAATCTCGCCAACGCCTTTCCCTGCATATCCAACAAGTGAAGTGGGTAAAAGGTCGTTAGCAGAACATAACTTGAAGTCAAGAGAAGAAAGAGTTCTTGAAGAATTAAAAAAAGCACAAGTGAGTGCAATGATTGAATTATTAAAAATATAGAAAAGGGAGAAATGATATGAATAAAAAAGTAATTGAATTAAGAAGAAATTTAACAGCAAAATTAAAGGAGGCAAGAGAATTAATTGATGCCGGAAAAGTAGAAGAAGGACAAAAAGCTACACAAGAGGCACAAGAAATAAAAGATAAGATTGTATTGGAAGAACAAATGCAAGATTTAGAAAACACAATATCAGATGAAAATGATGTTGTTGAAGTAAAAGAAAATGAAGAAACTAGAACAACTAAAAAGAAAGTTGAAACTAGAGCAGCATTAGTAAAATTCCTACAAGGTAAAAAATTATCAAAGGAAGAAAGGGATATTTTAGTAGAAACTACAACTCCAGGCGAGGATCAAAATAGCGTTGCAGTAATAATTCCTCAAGATATTTTTACTGAAATAAATGAATTGAAAAGACAATACAAACCATTAAAACAATTTGTAGATGTACAAGCAACAAGTACAACTAGTGGTTCATTTGTTTATGAGAATGGAGATACTATCGAACCATTCATCGATATAACAGAAGCAACTGAAATTGGAGAATTAATGTCACCAACATTAAAACAACAAAAATTTGCTATCACAGATAAAGGTGGAATCCTACCAATATCAAACACATTATTATCAGATGAAAAAGGTGGATTAGTAAAATACATAAATAAATGGTTAGCAAGAAAATCAGTAGTAACAGATAATAGAAAAATATTATCAATATTAAAAGATAATGGTATCAAGATAAATGCAAGTAAACATAGTGAAATTAAATCAGCTATAAATACAAAACTTGATCCTGAATTATTAAGTGGCGCAGTAATTATTACAAACCAAACAGGATTCGACATAATGGATCAATGGGTAGATGCAACTGGAAAACCAATCCTACAACCAAATCCTCAAGATGCAACAAAGAAAATGTTGTCAGGAATGAATATTGAAGTGTATGCAAACACAAATATTCCAGATGTAGATGGAAAATCTCCAGTTTATATTGGAAACCTAGAAGAAGCTATCAAATTCATGGATAGAGAAGAAATGGCGTTAGCTGTATCAAAAGAAGCTGGGTTCACAAAGAACTTAACATTAATACGTGCTATTCAAAGAGATGATGTAGTTACTAAAGATACAAAAGCATATTTAAATATAAGTTTATCTGCACCAGCAGAACAACCAGTTGTTTATGTTAAAACTGCAACAGATGCAGTTCAAACAACTTCAGTAGAAGAAACAACTACTCCAACTGATCCAGCACAAACACCTACAGAGTAAGAGATGCGAAAGCATCTCTCCTGTATTTTAAGGAGATGATAAAATGGTGGATTTAAAGAAAGCAAAATCATATTTAAGGATTGATTATGAAGATGATGATGAATTTATTAAATCATTAATATTGGCATCAAAGATTTATTTGGAGAATTCGTGTGGAGAATTTTCTACAAATGAATTAACTGATTTGGCACAATTAATTCTAATAGAACATTGGAATGATAATCGAACTCTAGTAGGAAAAGTTAACGATACAGTTAAACATAGTGTAGATGCAATAATATTTCAAATTCGATATTGTAGTCCAACAGAAAAAGATGAATCCAGGGAAACTTAATAAAAAAATAAAAATAGAAAAATTCATAAAAACAATTGATAACGAGGGAATAGAAATCAAGGAATGGCAGGTAGTAAGGGAGATATTCGCATCATTGGAAGATAAGATAGTAAGAACATCCAATGAAGATAATTCAATAACTACACATGTAGAAACCAATATGATTATTAGAAAAAATTATAAGACTTTGTGTTCTAGTAACATACGAATAGTGTATGAGAACAGAGTATATAACGTTCTTGATATTTCTGAAATTGATGACAATTATATCAAGTTAATAACGAAAGGCGAAAAGCTATATGGCAACCAGACTTGATTTTGATGGACTAGACGCAATTGTAAAAGATTTAAATAAAATGAATCAACTACTAGAAA